GTCGCCACTTCGAGCGCGGCACGGGCCTCGGCGCCGAGCAGCGCGATCTGTTCCTGCGTCGCGGTGGACTGCTGCTGCTGCGCATTGGCCTTCGCCTGGTCCGCCTTCCGCCGGGCCGCGTCTTCATCGTCGCCGGCTTCCTTCGCCGACCGGTACATCTGGACCCATGCGCGCTCGGCGGCCTGCAGGTGTTGCGGCAGGCGTGCGATGCGCTGGTCAAGATCGAGATCCCGCTGGAGCTTCTCACCGGCTGTCGACAGCGACGCAAGCTGGCCATTGATGGTCTGCAGCGCCTGTTCGGCCTGGGCCAGCTGGCTGGGCGAAAGGTCGCCGCGATCGATGAAGCCCTGGATCTGTGTGCGCTTGCCTTCCAAAGCGCGGCGCTGGGTCTCGATCGTGCCAGCGCTGGCGAGAAGGTCCGCCATCTCCTTCTTCTGACGCTCGATCTCCGCATTAACCGTGGCGGTCTGTTTGGCCGTGGTTCCGGTGCCGGCGTTGCGAAGATCGTTCTCCAGCGAGGCGACGTTGGCGCGTAGATCCGTGACGCGCTTCTCGGCCGCCTTGATGTCGGCGTCGATCGTGAGCGGCTTGATGGCCTGCCGCGACTTCTCACGCAGCTCGGCCAGCCGGTTCTCGGCATCGGCGAGAGAAGCGCGCTCCTTGTTGACGTCGTCCTGCGTCAGTCCGTTATTGCCGTTCGGCGACGCGCCTGGAATCGCTGGCGGACCGCCGACCAGCATCGCGGCGCCTTTGAGCACCTGCGTCCCGGCCCACATCATGCCTTGGGTGACCTGGGCCTTGCCGATCTTGTCGTAGAAGTCGGTCCACGCGTTCCCAAGCTCTTTCAAGTACTTCGTGGTCGGCGAGATACCCTGCTCGTTCAGCCCCTTGAAGCGCCGTTCAGTCGCTTCGAGCAGGATGTTCGCCGCCTCGCGCTTCTTGCCTTGCTCCTCGAGTACGCGGATCTGCTCCAGCTCCGAGGCGGTCAGGATATTGTACGCCTGGTCGAGACGACGCGCGCCGGCGACCGTGCCGTCCAGCGAGCGGTTGAAGTCGGCTGCGGCGGCCGGCAGCTCCTGGCCCTGCACGCGGGCGAGATCGCGTGCCAGGCCCAGCGCGCGGAACAGATCCTGCTCGCTGTCGAGGTTCGGATTGGCGATGAAGGTGCTGAGCGCTGACCGCGTCTCGGCGCGATCGCCGCCGGCCCGTCGGGCTTCGAGCTTGACCAGGGCGTCGAGGCGCTCGGCCGTCACCGAGGCGATGTTGCCCGTCGCCTGAAGTTCGATGTTGAACTGCCGTTGTCGCTCCGCACTCGCGGCCGCAGCGGCCATGCCGGGCCCGAACAGGGCGAAGAAACCCGCGGCCGCGGCGCCGGCGATCAGGAAGCCACGAGGGATGGCGGCGATCGTGTTCGCGAGACCACCGAATAGCTGCGTGATCTGCGGTCCCTGCTGGATCGCGACCGTGAGCGGGTTCTGGCCGCTGCCCAGGCTGGTGAAGATGTCGTTGAACTGGAATTGCAGCTGTGCGGCGCGGTTTGCGCTCGACCGGCTTTCCTTGTCCGCAGCCTGCTGCGCAGCCCGCTGGGCGTCGGCCGCCTGCCTCGTCGCCCGTTCGGCGGTCTTCGCGGCCTCGGCCTGCTGCCGCTCTTCCCTGCGCTTCGCGGTAGCCTGCTCGCGGGCTTCCTGTTCGGCGGTCTGCTTCGCCGTTCGGGCAGCGGCCGCCGCTTCGCGGTCCGTCCGTCGCTGCAAGGCGGCCTGTTCACGCGCCTCCTGCGCCGCAAGGCGAGCCGTTGCCCGATCGGCTGCCGCCTGTCCCGTCGCGGCGCCCTGCGTCTCGGCCGACATCTTCGCCCGGCCGCGCGCGGCATAGGCTTCGTCGTACTGCGAATTGCGGCGACGCTCCTTCTGAACGAGCTGGTCGCCCAGCTGGTCGGCCTCGGCCGCGCCTTTCCTGAAGTCGGACGTGTCGAGCGTGAGCCTGGCGGAGATCTTCAGCGGTGCAGCCATCAGGTCACCGCGCCAACAGCTTCAGCGCCTCGGCTTCCATGATCTGCAAGCCGTCGAACTGCTCTGGAGTGAGGCGCAGGCCCGCCATCGCGCAGCCTGCACGGATGCCGGCATAGTCCAGGCCGAGCGGCATCGCCGAGAAGCCGGTACCCAGCCATCGCCATTGCGTGGCGCCGATCAGGAAGGCGCGCACGACGGGCTCCAGCTCGGCGGGCAGCGCAAGCCGCTCGTCGACCATATCGGGTGCTGATGCTGCGCCGGTCCATTCCGCCATCGTCTCCACAGGGTTGACACCCAGCGCCGTGAGCTCGTCGGCGATCGCCGCCTTGTCCTCCGAGCTGGCCTGTCGCGACGCGCCCGGCTTCCAGTCGAACCAGTGGCGCGCCGCGGCTCTCAGTTTTTTTCGGTCATGACCCCGTTCATCGCGCGCCAGTACGCGGTGCTGATCGCGGCGACGATGAAGGGAACTGAAAGCAGCTCATCACGCGCGGCATCGCTCTCGGCCAGCGGCTTGCCGTTCTGCGTGAGATCTTCGCCCCATCCGATGAAGGCGAGACGAAGCCCCGCTAGCGCGCCTTCGTCGCCCTTGCCAACGACCACTGCGTCCATCTCGACCTTCGGCACATGGCGGAACTTGCCGGTGAAGGTCTTCTGGACCTGACCGTCAGGCGTAGGGACGGTGACCTTCACCGGGAAGGTGAAACGGAAGTCCTTCTGGAAATCGAACACGTGCTGTCGTCCTTTCGGGCTGGCTACTTGACGGAGATCGTGAGTTCGGGGAGCGGGCCGAGCGTCACATCGGCGGGGATGTTCAGCATCGACACCGTGTCTTCCTCTTGCCGCGCGACCGACTGCAGTTGCGCCAGCGGCACGCTGATGTCGACGATCTTCCCGGCGCCGACGCCATGCGTGTAGACGACCGGCACGGGCGCGGCGCCGACCAGGGCGAAGAAGTTCTTGGTGGCGTGCGGCAGCTCCTCGATCAGCGCCGTGAGCTTGGGCCTGCGCTCGCGTACGATGATCTCTTCGCTGTTCAGCAGGTCGCGATAGGCGCACTCCATGCCGAGATCGAGTTCGAAGCTGCTGCCCAGCACCGCCTGGCCGTCGATGGTGAAGCCGGCCGTGTTGGCGGGCGTCGAGGGCAGCGGATCCTTCCAGGCGGTGGTGGTCAGGGTCGGCAATGCGACCGACGAGTCCGACTTCCACAGACCGATCAGGCTCAGCTCGATCTCGGGCGTCCTGCGCTTGGTGAAGCGCAGCTTCGCGGAGCCGCGCACGCCGGCCGCGATGTGCCGGGTACCCTCGTGATTGTAGTAGATCGAAACGCTTTCGAAGAGGCTGTGAACGGGCGTGTAATCGGCCTTCACGCCGGGCGTCAACGTCTCGGCCAGGCCGCAGGCGCGCAGGAGCGGCCCATAGGCCGGCGCCGTGCCGGCGGTGCCGGAGCCCGCGAGGTCGATGCGCGCCGTGATCGTGACGTGCCGACCGACGAACCAGCCCGCCATCGTGCCATAGCCGGCCCGGATGATCTCGCGGGGCACGGCTTCGCCATTCAACGGGTTGATCTCGACGTTCTTCAGAAGCAGGGCATTGGCCGCGCCGGTTGGGACGCTGTCGGTGCCGTAGACAGGCTCGATCTTGGCCAGGACGGCCTTACGCTCGAAGCGGATACCCATGGTGCTGCTACTCCTTCACGGTAACGGGCGCCGCGGGAGACGGCTTGGGGGGATCGCCCGCCGGCGGCGCGGGCTCTGTCTTCTCGACCTGGTCGAGCTTGCCGTCCGACGTGCGGACGTAGCTGCCACCTTCGGTCGGAAAGGTTTCGGCCGGGATCTTCGGTGCCTTGGCCATCGTCAGGTCCTCTCGGTGTGGTCGCGCTGGAATACGTACTGGTAGGCGAGGTGCGTCGGCCGCGGCTCCAGGAGCTGGCCGCTGACCAGGAGCAGCTCTCCGTCTTCTGGATCGGGCTGCCAGCCGAGCAGGCAGGCCTTCAGCGCGGCTACCGGCGACTCGAATGGATCGTGCACGTTGGCGCCGATAGCAGTGCGCACTGCCACCATCAGGATCAGCGCCACCTGCTGCGGGCCGGTCT